GCCACCCCCTGCCCTTCTCGGACAAATTCCCCGTGTAGTTCTTTATAGGAGTCTTCAAGCCAAGCCACAGCATCTTCCTTACTGCAGAATCGCTTGTACTTTGATTTATGACCCTTTTTTCTAACCTGAGCCACCCATCTAGCATCCCTGAAGTGGAGTCCTTTTATGTTAGATTTAGAATCACACCTAGCTCTCTTATTGCAGGCGTTTTCACTAGAACTTGCTTCCCTAAGGTTTGACCATCTATTGTTGGTGTTGTCACCATCTATGTGGTCTACAAATTCTAAAGGCCATCCTCCTGTAACAAGTAGAAAAGCTACTCTATGAGCTCTATACGACGCCCCATTGACTCTAACTCTTGTGACGAACTTTCCAGAGGCGTGGCTGTACAGCAGTCCAGTCTCTGGGTAGTAAGTGAAAAGGCGTCTAAAGACTTCGTAGTCACTAGACATTCAGTTGCCTCCGCTTGCCGGCCACTGTGGGATCTCAACCGGAGCCTCTGGTTCTGGCTCAGGTGTCGGGGCTGGTACTTCTTCCTCTACCGGTTCAGTCACTGGTGCTTTTGCCATTTTGACTCTCCTTCTTCAGTTTTGCCGAGTGCTCGGCGGATTCGGCCTTGATAGAGGCCTGTTGTGAAGCTGCTGAAAGTTTCAATTGAGCCTCGCGCTCTTTAAACGCCAGCTCCATCTCCATCTTCTGCCGCTCAAACTCCATAGTCTGTTGTTGCATAGCCATGTCACTGGCCATTTTCTGAGACTGAAGCTGCGATTGCAGTTCCATTTTCTGTTTCTCTACCGCTAGGTCGGCTCGGGCCTGCATTTGCTCAATCTGCATCTTCTGTTGAGCTTCTTGTTGCTTGAGCTGAGCCTGCTGCTGAGCTTCCTGCTGCTTAATCTGAGCTTCCATCTGCATTTTCTGCTGCTCAACTTGGGCTTTTTGCTCCTCAGGAGATGGTGGCTTAGGTTGTGGATTCTGCGCGGCCTTGGCCAACATGTCCAACTGCTGATCAAGTACCCCCTCCACCTCGCTGGCTCCGCGATAGCCCATAATGGTGAATTTGAACATGGTCAGTAACAACGGCCCTAACTCTGGGTTGGTGGCCATCGCCGGAACAGAGGACTGCAGGAACTGACTAACGAAGCCCATGAGCTCCATCCGCTGACCCTTCTCTAGCGCCCAGTCGGCCTGAACCATACTGTCGGCCTGAATGCTAACCTTGTACATGCTCATAAAGTCGTCACGGAGTACTTGCATCGCAGCAGGGATAAACTGCTGATCGGCCTCGGTGATGGTGCCTACAATCTTGATGAGCTTCTCATCAGAGTATAGCTGAGTCATCATTTCAGCCATAATCTTTAGAACGCCAGTGACGAATGATGCTACGTCACGCTGATAGCCATTCATGCGGGTACTGGCGAACTGAGCCTTAATCTGCTGAGCTTGGGCGGTTTCGTACTGATTGCTGTCGCCCCTGATGATATCGGCCATGCCGCTAATTTCACCGAGCAGTCCTTTAATGGCCTCGAACTCAGCTTGCAGCGCCTGAAGTACGGTAACTACCTGCTCAACGGGATACCACTGAATCATCCCAGCCGCGCCGCCACTCTCTGCGAACATGGCCCAGTTGTCCACCGGAACCAGCTTGTTCTCCTGTCCCTGCAACATAGTCCCTATCTCGGGGCTGGCAGCGTTGTAGACCCCAGCCACCTTGATGGCCTCGATGATCAGCCCCATGCGGGCGTAGAGTACGTCCAGTTGGTTGTATTGATCCTGGGCGATGTGGTAGTCGGTCACAGGCAAGAAGCTGTTGGTAGTCACGTTTGCCATTAGGGGCTTAGGACATGGAAAGAAGCCCTTCAGCCCGTAGGGGTCAGGCTTAACGTCCAGAGGCTCTTCGCGCCCCTTGGCGATGTGCAGCACCTCCAGCTTCTTCTTGTCCCAGATCTCGTACACGGTGTACTTGTTCTCGTCAATCTCTTTAGGGGTCAGCATAACCCCTTCAGTCTTGACCGCTTGGATGTCGTCTAGAGCCTTCTCTCCCCACCGCTCAACAATGTCGGCCTTGGTGAGTGTGAGCTTGCGGCCCACCCACGTGACCTGCTGCCAGCTACGTGCAGGCTCGTACAGGAAGTCTTCCCAGTACACAGAGTCGAGTATGATGGACTCGGAACCGCCGATATGGGTCGGCATACCCTCTACAGGCTGCCCGTCCTGATCAACGGACTCTGGGTTCTCCTTCATCTCGAACCTAACCCAGACCTGTCCGACTCCCGGCACTAAGCGGTTGAGTATGGTGTCCTTAATGGCATCTTCAAAGCCGACGGAGCACTGCACCTCGTAGTCCAAGCCTCTCTGTACTATAAGGGCTGCCACCCGAGCAACATCGTCGTCCCAATCGCCCCTATGCAAACGGCCCACGTCAGGCTTAGGAAGAGAATTAAACAGCGATTCTTTAATTGTGCTGACATTCGCATAGAATAAATTACACCTCTTGATATTACGAAGGGCGAAGTCCTCACGATCATCGGCATACCGCTGATACACCAGCCGCCCGTGGTTCCAAGACTTATCTAGGAATTTCTCTGCTTTCTGTATTCTCTTATCCCACTTGCTCATTATTAAATCCTCTTAGGCCCAGCTTGCCGCGCCTCGCGGTCAGCGAACAGGTTTTCCAGATTGATGACGTTGTTAGGCTTGGCTGTCGTGGTAATGGTGCGCCCCGCCTCCTTAGCTGCCACGGGGTTGAGCGCCAGCGCCAGCATACGGAAGGCATCGGCAGGGTTAGAAGCCCAGTCGTGAAGGGGCTGCTCCTTAAACATCTGCCTCTTGTCGTCCCACTGCCTCTGGTACGTCCTCAAAGCGCTCAGCCCCTCCTTAACGTCAGCATTGCCCGTGTTAAAGTAGACGTTTGGCAGTGTCTTCCTCACCGCTTGGATGCCATCTTGTACGCTCAAAGACGCTACGATCTGAGTTTTACACCCTTCGGCCTGCATCAGCTCCCGTACGGATTTACCCGTCTGGAAGGACTTGTTCTTGGCGTCGTGGGGAAGGTAGAAGGTTCCGTACGCATACGGCTTAGAGCGTAGATGCCCCAGCACATCGTCAACGCTGTACCCAGAAACAGTAAAAAAGTCAATAATAGCAATTTCTCGCCCATTGACTTGAGCAAACCAGATAGACGTATCGTCCGAGTACCCGATATCGAAAGCGAGGATAACCTGCTTATCTGGGTCGTGAGGGTATAGCCCACAGTTCGTAGGCTCGAGTCGGTTAATCTGGTCGCCATAGTAAGCCCCCCTGACGGCAGCACTGAAATCACACTCAAATTCCTGCCTAAACGTGTTTTCGTCCGAGCCGGGACTGTTTCTAAGCATCTCCAGCTCTTCGGCATCGATTATTCCGGACTCAGAAGCTCGGAGCATGGAGGTGAACCAGCCTCCGTTGCCAGCGGCTTTTTCCCATAGGTCGTGGAAGTGGTTCCGTCCCTTAGGAGTTCCAATGAATACGCACCACCCCTTCCGGTCAGCCAAGGTTGGTGCAATAACTTCTCCAAAAAGTCGCGGGGTGATGTCTCCGTATTCGTCAATGATAACTCCATCGAAGTAGTTACCTCGGAGCGAGTCAGGGTTATCCGCACCGTAAAGTCGTATCTTGGCCCCATTCTTCAGCACCACGCTCAGTTCTGATTCCATCACCTTGTCAATCAGCGGCTTGGCATACTCCTTCAGATACACCCAAGCGATGCTCTTAGCCTGGGAGTAAAAAGGAGCGATGTAAGCATACTGAGGAAACGGCAGCCCGTTCTGAATAGCCTTGTCAATCAGGTCGTTGATGCAAGCAACTGTCTTCCCCGCCCGCCGATGCCACACCATCACACTGAAGCGATTGCCCCTAGCATGAAAGGGTATAGCACTCGGCCTCGGCTTGTACGCCGACTGTAGGACGGTGACGTTGTTAGACATCCCTAAACTCTCCGTCCTCAGGCTCTTCCGGCTTGCGGTTTAGTGGAGAGGCTGGGATGTTAGACCTATACTCCAGCACCGCCCCCATCTGTGATGCCACCGCCTCTTTCGGAGCCAGCTTCATCATCAGTTGTAGGAAAGTACCGTAGTTCTCAGGGTCGTTGGCCCACAGCGCCAGTCTGGTGACGCCCCCAACCATGTCGAAGGTCTCCAGAAAAGCCTGTTCTATCTGACGGCGCGAGTACACCTTCTCCACGCCCCCGTTTCGTTTGCGTTGGCGCTCAGATAGTTGCTTTTGAAGGGCGAGGTCGAAGTCCATAGAGGTAAGCTCTTAGGTATTGAATGCCCCTATGATAGCACCCCCGCGGGAAAGCGCAATGGGCCCTGTTTTGCGCTGTGCTGCACGCAAACGGTGGGCGCTAGGGTAGCCAAGGGTAAGTGCTTTGCACGTAGCAGCGGGGCTAACGAGTGCCTTCCTGCTAGGTGCAGGGCATTAGGTGCCCGGCACCCTGCACTCCGCGCATAGAACCACACATTTTGTAGGAGAGGGGGGAGCCGCGCTCGGCAGTGCCCCGCCTTGTTTACGATGGGAGGGGGAGGCGACGAAGGAGCCGAGCCTGCTTGAGGAGGCCGGAGGCCGATAGCGTGAGGGATGGAACAGCCCGACCCGAAGGGACACGCCCAAGCGAGCTAGCGAGCGCAGGTGAGTAGACCGGAGGGCTGCGAATAGAGTGAGCATACCATAGGTATGTGAATGCTGAGTGCGTAGCGCGAAGTGCTTGTGCTGAGTGCGTAGCGCGAAGTGCTGGGTGGGGTGGGGTGCGGGGGCGAGCGTAGCGAGGGGCCGCCTGGGAGCCCCGCGGGGGCGAGCAGTGCTCTTGCCCTGTGGCGTGCGAGCGCAGCGAGCTCAGCCACAAAGCGCCAAGGAGCCCGACGAACGGTAGTGATTTGAGCAAAATACTTGGTGTAATGGTGCCACCATTGGCGTATTATGTACTTACTGGCTAGGCAATACCGCCCACCACAGCCAGACTGGAGCTTTACATGGCACGCGCAAAGAAAGTTGAAGAAACCACCGAAGCTGTTACCGCTAACCCAAAAGCAATGAGCAGCTATGCCCCGAGCACTTGCCGCGCTGGTACTGCGCGCCATGCGGCTTACATGGCAATTGAACTGGCATTTGAACTGGGTGCTACGCGCGCTGAAACTTTGGCCGCTGTAAAGCAAGCCGAAATTGATTGGCATGCAGAGCAAGGCCGCGTAGTAAAAGGCATTGCGCCGGCCGGTTGGCTTAAGCTGTTTGCCTGCCAGTTTGGTGGTGAAGCATGATTTGGCTGGTGCTGCTAGTACTAGCAGCTATAATTTTGCCGATTGGCTTTGCATAACTTAGCCTAGACCAGAGCCAGCGCCAAGAAATTGACGCTGGCTTTTTGACGCGCGTACACCTTGATTACTAGCTTTTGATTTGGCCCTTGACTTAGAGCTTTGTGCAGTGAGCTTTGCCACGGTGAGCTGACACCAAGCGGAGGGGCGAGGTACGAGCCGCGTAGCGACTGGCAGCGGGCTCAGCGCCAGCGTTGGCACTTAGTTCCAAGCACCATGCTCTTAGATAGAGAGTGCTCTTTCCGAGCCTGCGAGGGCAACATTGCTCTTGATTTACAGCACGAGCGCAGCGAGTGGCTCCAGAGCGAGCTTGCGAGCGGTTGCAACTAAGCGAGGCACAAGCGTGGTGCAAGGTGCTCTGAGTCCTTGATCTTGACACTCGGGGCGACGGCGACGACTAGCCACGATCTGGATCAATCAAGGGATTCTGAGAGCTGAGCCACGATCCACATCAATCAAGGAAATCTGAGAGGCGAAGATCTTAGAACTCAGCTCTGGGGATCTGAGTTCTTAGTGCTGAGCTCTTGGAATATCAGGGCTCAGGTCTTGGAACTCAGCTCTGGAGATGTGAGTGCTCAGGTCCTAGAATCTCAGGACTCAGGGCTAAGATTCGCCCCCGCGAAGGGCGGGACAGGCCCCCAAAAAGGCCAAAAGGTTACAGGTTACAGGTTACAGCACTTTTAAAACGCTTTATAAAAAACCCTTCTCCAATGGTGGCACCATTCCTTTTTAGCCTTTTTACTATTATTATTTTTTATATAAAAGCTGTAACCCTGTAACCTTAGATGCTACGAGGCTAGGCCCTACGCGGCTTCCAGGGGGTTACAGCTTGCCAAGACCTGTAACCACCTGTAACCTAGAACTTAGTGCTTAGCCCTCCGTCTTCCTCGCGCCACGCCCCATTGTCTGCCAATTCCCACTTGGCGAAGTTGCGGAGTGCGTAGTACCGATACGCCTTACCTTCGGACTTAATGATACGTTGTAAGCACCCGTGTTTGGTGAGTTGAGAGCCTACACCCTCGGAGGTTAGGTTCTTACCAGTCTGGTCTTTATAGGTTGCTCGTATCATCTCTGCCTTCCAAACATCCTTGTCTATGAAGGGCTCGTGATCCAACATACGCACTAGGGGCAGAGCGCTGGCCTTTTCCATAGCGGAGCGATGGGCTGTGCGGGGGCCAGGAGCGTCTATGCTGAACCCACTAAGGTCGCGCTCAACAAGAAACTCTCTGAGCTTGGCAACTCCCCCATTAGTGAGCCAAGAGTTATACTCTGACCACTCGCTGTGCGATAGGGGCGTAAGACCACCGAGTACTACGTACCTACGCTCTTCCTTGCTTATGGGGACGATCCAGTCCTTGTTGGTAGCAATCAGGAGTCGGCCATAGTTGCGAACATGGTACTTAGCGCCTCCTTTGTGGTTAATCTCAATGAGCTTGTCACCACTGAAGTTCTTGAGGGCCGACTCCAGGTCTCTGTCCAGAGCGCCGTGTATGACGGGGTCAGACCAATGAGCGAAGACCAGATGCTCCATGCCTGCGTTGAACGACGACGTCATCCCGCTGCCCACGGGCCCCGAGTACTTACCAAAGACCTGATCGAGAGTGTCGAACAGGGCCGACTTGCCAGTGCCGCCCTCGTCACGGAAGATAACAACGTGCTGACCGCGGAGTGTTGGGTGCTGAGCGGTATGAGCTATGTAATTGAGCAGCCAACCGCTGGCTTCTTGGGCTAGGCGCTCCACCAGCTTCACGAAGGGGGCTACGTCAGCATCGGTAACAACATCACCGAACGGGCTAACGAACACCTCTTCAGGGGCCGTGTTGAGCATGCGGCGACCCTCCTCCCAGACGTAGCGCTCAGGGGCTACGCCCAACGGGGCCGGGACGAAAGCATAGCCGTCAATAACGTTGCGGTCAGCGGGGGGTTGCAGGCCCCAGACCTGAGAAGCGTTGAGTATCTTCTTAGCGCTGACCTGCAACGACTTGCTGGCCTCCATCACGAGGAAGTTACTAACACTGTACTTCTGGCTGGGGTTGCGGAGGGGGATGTAATTGCCGTGGCAGATGGCGTAGTTGGAGTTAAAATAGTCCCATAGTGCTGAGATATCAGTGTCTATGGCCTTATCGTGGTCCAAACTAAGACGCAGGGCCTGACTAAGGTCGCCCCCAGCCACTAACCAGTCGTCGAGCTTCTGCTCTTTGGCCTCTTGGCCCTCGTCAAGAGGCCAGCGGAGCATAATAACGTGGGCGCCGAGTGCTTGGAACAGCTTTTTGAGATCATACTCAAGGGCTGCGCTGCTCTCTTTGCTGCGACCGCGGCCATTCCAATCGGCTGCAATGTAAACGACACGCCTAACATCATCGGGGCCGATGCAATTGACGTTGTTTAGGTCAGCGATTACGCTGTCGCAGAGCCGAGTGCCAGGAATACCAGCGACTAACATCGGCGTGCCGCTGGCAATTGCCGACATCATGCCTGCTATCGACTTAAACTCACCCTCGCAGACGAGCATGGGGCAGAGAGGGTTGTTAAATGACAGGCGCTGGTTGATTACAGGGGGCCAGTAGACGTGGTTTTTAGAGCCTTTCTTCTGAGTATACTTGCCGGCGAAGTTGCCGGTAGACTGCCCACGCTCCCTGACGTAGGCTTCTTCACGGTTTCGCTGTCTTCGGTGGGTGGTTTCTATGCCATCTACTGTGAAGTAGGGGATGTTGATGTAGGTATTGTCGTCCCCCATCTCGAGGGTGAGTCCGCAGCGCTGAGCTACTGCCTCCGTGATACCGCTTGCCTTCATCCTGCTGAGATACCAGTCTACTGCTGAGCCCGGAGTGCAGGGCGCATCGAACATGCTCTCTTTGTCTGTCATTGCAGAGCGCTCCGCACCTGATTGTCTACATACTCGGCTGGCTCCTCGACTATTAGCAACAGACCAGTGCTGACCATGATGCTGGTGCCGGAGGGGCGGTCTGGGTCGGTTTGGTAGTGGGAGATGTTGGTGGCTACGATATAGACATCGCGGCCAGTGAGGGCATTAGTGAACTTTACTGTGCTCATGCTTGCTTCCCTTGTTGGAGTATTGTATAATAGCCCTGTCGTCCCCTTGCGACCGTGCCCCGGATGCTTACCACATCGCGGGGCACACTTTTAAGGGCGCAGGGTTGCCAGTGTAACACAGGGGCTTACCGACTACCACCTGCCTTCGCTGCTGCGAGCATTGCTTCAACATCATCAATGTAATCCTGCCCATAGACTTTCCAGTTGTCGTCCTTGTCTATGTTGCACTCTTCTGCATGACGATCCGACAAGGCTTTCGCCATTACATGAACTGGCGGCACGACTGGCTTTGCTCGGGCGGCTTGCCATATCTGCCAAGACAGTTCCTTTACATTAACGAACCCTTCTTCAAAAACAGCTTTGTAGGCCGCATTGAACTCGTCGCGCTCATTCATCACTTCACCTCCTTCGGCACAGCTTTTAGTACACAAATTTGGTTTCGTGGCAGTGACTCCTGACACTTTGCTATCAGTGCGTTTCCGCCGTTGTCAGCATTCATAGTCCCTATAAATCCTCCGAGTACTACAAGCGCCCCGCATAACAGTGGTACTGCGAGCCCCCACATCACTTCTCTCCTTTCGCGGCAGCTAGGGCTGCTTTGGCTATGTGTCGCATGTGATCCGCATTCGCTGTGAATGGTGCTTTAGCTATTTCCTCCAACGCCTCAACCAGTGCATCTGCTGGATTAAGGTCACGATCTACTTGAATACTCCAGCAGATCAGATCAGTTAGTTTCTTCCGTGCTACTTCATAACTATCTTCTGGGTTAGTGAAACCTATGTGGGCGCGGCCACGATCAATAATCCCTTTGTGGTTTTCTTCTACGTTCTCTTTGCTGGGTAGTGACACTGCAAGTTCCAGCAACTCCCGATCTACCAGTATCTTGTCAGTCATGGCTATTACTCCTTGGGATCATGTTTGGGCATGGCAGGTTTGTGCTGCCGTGATACTCACCGCAGGCAAGGCACTTGCCGCCAATTTGTATTGGTGTCTTTGGGCCAACTGCCATCCGGTCAACTAGCAGCTCCTTAGAGAGCCTCTCAACGCAGTTGGTTAACTTTTTATGCAAGTGAGCGGGCATAGGTTTACCCATGCTGAATGACCACGATTCCATTGCAGATAGCAGCATCAGGGTGTCTAGCAGTTCTTGCTTAGTCATGGCTTTGCTCCTCTGGTTCAGGCTCATAGGTCATATCGAAAATGTCCGGCTTGCACGGGTAGCACTCGCCTTTGACCCCTTTGATAATCCAGTCACCGATAGTTGCTATGTGTTGCCCTTCAAGCGTTTTTATCATCAACCCTTTACTGGCAACGAGGTCGCAATAGTCTTGCCACTTGGCGCAGGCGTAGACCGTATTAATGGCGGGCACACCTTCAACGAAGGCGGTTATTTCCCGCAGGTTCTTACCTGTCCATTGCACTGCTTCAATTACTACTGGTTTCTTTCTGAATTTCATGGCTTTGCTCCATTCAGTCTTTCTACTTCATCAAGGCAGGCGTTAAAGCCACGGGAGTAAGGGTTGCCATAGATGCGCTCAGGCAGCACAACCTTCTGTGCTGCGAGCTGTAGCTCTCGAATGGTCTTGCCCTGATTGCCGATCATCTCAGCGGCTTGCAGTAGCTCTGCCTCCAACTGCTCAACATCCATCGCCAACACCCGCTGACCCTGCTTGGCTTCTTCTAGCAGGCGCTGGTGCTGGCTTAATAGAACTACGTCATCGGCACCTCTGTTCTTCTTGTCGTTGGTTAGGTATCGACCGGGTACGGTAAACACCCCCACTTCATCGCCCCACAAGTCACGATCATCCATATCACTCATACCACACCTCCCCACTTGGTGCTGAGATCATACGCAACTGGTCAAACGCTATCTTAGCGCCACGCACTAGGATGTGACCAGTAAACATAGTGATGTCAGCCTCGTTGCACATGATTTGCCAGCCGCTTTTGAGTATT